TGTTGCTTTAATTGATTTCTCAATTACGGTACCGGCATTTGGTGATAGAGAGGATTTAAGATATTGTGGTATTCTAAGAAGAGGTTCACAAGTTAATGGTGCGGGACAACCATTTGAAACGGTTTACGATATTGATTTTGCATCACCAATAAATGCCGAAGGATCACCAAACAGAGTTAAAATTCCTAATTTTGATTCAAGTGGGAAACTAACCAATTATACGATCGTTAAAAGAGAAGTCGTTGTTAATGGTATTACAAAAGTTTATAAAAGAGTAATAACACCTAATGACGTTAAACCATACTTGGAATTATTTTTACCTGAAAAAAATGTATTAGGAATTACAAGTGTTCTTTTGAAACCTGGAACTCAATATTCGACAATTCCAAACCCACAAGATTTTTTAACAATTGGTCCTGAAAGATGGTTTGAGGTAGATGCTTTGGTTCAAGACAGAGTATTCATTGAAGATCCGACCAAGGTTTCAGACCAACCGGGAATTAAAGTTGGAAGATATATAACAACATCAAATAAATTTATTTCTGAATTTACACCTGAAAGTTATTGTAAATTGACATTTGGTGGTGGTAACATTTCGGCAGAAGAACAACTAAGAGAATTTGCTCGTGATGGTAAAGGATTTGATTTAAGTAGATATACGAATAATTACGCAATGGGAGCCGCACTTACTCCTAATACGACATTATTTATTCAGTATAGAATTGGTGGTGGTTTGGCAAGTAATATTGGAATCAACACAATTAATCAAATTGGGACCGTTTCATTTGCGGTAAATGGACCATCAGAGACTGCAAATAGAAGTGTAATCAACAGCTTACAATGTAATAATGTGACCGCAGCTATCGGAGGAGCAAATCCACCAACAACCGAAGATGTTAGAAACATGGTGTCGTTTAATTTTGCGGCTCAAAACAGGGCGGTAACCGTAAATGATTACAACTCAATTTTAAGAACGATGCCGGCACAATTTGGGGCACCTGCAAAAGTTGCGATTACAGAAGAAAATAACAAAATACGAATTAAAATGTTGTCGTATGATGCAAACGGAACTTTAACAAACGTTGTGTCAAACACATTAAAACAAAACGTAGCTAATTACTTATCAAACTACAGAATGATAAATGATTACATTTCTGTTGAAGCTGCGGAAACAATAGATCTTTCTGTTGTTGTTGATGTTGTATTAGACAATAGTCAAAACCAAGGAGCGATAGTTGCAAAAACAATTCAAATAATTGGAAACTTCTTTAATCCTCTTGTTAGAGAACTCGGTCAAAACGTTAATATTTCAGAGTTGAGAAGACTAATACAGGCGGAAAATGGAATTGTTAGTATATCTGATATTCAATTCTTTAATCAAGTTGGGGGACAATATTCATCATCACAAACATCGATGCCATATTCAGATCCTTTAACAAGACAAATTAGACCAACCGCCGATACTATTTTTGCAACACCAACACAAATATATCAGATTAGATACCCAAATAAGGATATAAATGTTAGAGTTCTTAATCTAACATCTGTTAATTTCTCTTAGTGATTTATTTTTTTGTAATCAAGTGTATTTTTCTATGAAAATGGGAAATAAACTATTTATGAAAAAAACCAAATTAAATGCCCAAATCATATAGAATAAGAACCCAAATTGGGGTTGATAAATATATAAACGTCAATTTAGAACAAGATTGGGAGCAATTAGAAATACTTTCTTTGAAGATCTTGGCAAACGACGTTTATACGAGATTTTGTGCCGATTACGGAGTTGTAACAGGTAGAGTATTTGTAAATAATGGGTTTGGTTTACCAAATGCTAAAGTATCAGTATTCATTCCTTTAGAGCCTGCAGATGAATTAGATCCTGTGATTACAGAATTATATCCATACAAAACAATCACCGACACAAATGAGGATGGTTATAGGTATAATCTACTTCCTAAATTGCCGTCATATAATGGGCATGTTTCAACAGGATCGTTTCCGAACAAAGGGGATGTTTTAATGGATGGATCATATATCGAAGTATTTGACAAATATTATAGATTTACAGTAACAACAAATGAAAGTGGTGATTTTATGATTTTTGGAGTTCCTGTTGGAACACAAACAATCGTTATGGATGTAGATTTATCCGATATTGGTTGTTTTTCATTATCACCACAAGATTTGATTAGACAAGGTTTGGCGACTGAAACTCAAGTAAATGGTGCGAGATTCAAATCATCTACCAACTTACAAGAACTACCACAAATTAAAAACTTAATTTTTGATGTGGATGTTAGACCTTTTTGGGGTGATAATGATTTATGTCAAGTTGGAATTACTAGAGTAGATTTTGACCTTACTAAACAGGCTAATTTAACAATAGAACCAACAGCAATATTTATGGGTTCTATCATTTCAACAACCGATGACGACGCCCTAAAAGTATCCTGCAAACCCAAGAATAACACAGGTAACTTATGTGAAATAATTGCGGGTCCTGGTGAAATACAAGCAATTAGACAAACCATTTTCTCTGACACAAATGGATTACCAATCTTGGAAAGATATCAGATTGAAGAAGATGGAAAAGTAATTGATGGTGATGGGACATTTGTATTAAACGTCCCAATGAACTTAGATTATGTTTTTACCAACGAATTTGGTCAGTTAGCAATCTCAAATGATCCTAAAGTTGGAGTTCCAACTAAAGCGAAATACAGATTCAAGTTTAGATGGCAAAACGAACAAGGACTTCAGAATAGTTTTATGAGGGCCGATTTTTTGGTTCCAAACATTAAAGAATATGGGTGGACTAACTCATCAAACGATCCATTTGATCCTACTTTGATTGGAAGTTATAATTATCAATTACCCGTTGGTGCTACAACAGGAAACACCGTAGTGTTTCTAACACAAGAAGGTTTATCTAATCCACAGACAAGTAACGTAGAGTCTTTTCAAATATTAATTAATGGATCCGTTTATATTGGATCTTTGAATTCAATAAATCTTAACATTGGGGATACTATACAAATTATTGCAACTCCAATAGATCCGACACAACCACAAGATATTACTTTTACTCAAATACCGGCTCAGTTGTTTGATGTATATAAATCTTATGCTTTCAGCACTGATTGGGACGATTATGTAAATGTCCAAGACGCGATCGATTGTGAAGACACCTTTTATCAATTTGGGTTCAATAAGGTATATACCACTGCGATGTTTTTAGACAGATATAAAAAAGGTATCGGTAGAGGAAAACATTTGGGAATTAAAGAAATTGACAATAGAAGCTGTAAATCAACGGTAAACACTTTTCCGGTAAATGATATAATAAGAAATTTCGATTTTATATTCTTTGTTGTGAATTTATTATTAAACATTTTGGCATGGCCAATAATGTCTTTGATATTTGTAATTCACATTGTGGCAGCAATATGGCAGTTAATTAGAACCATAGTAAACGCCATAAGAAGAATCTTTAATATCAACATACCTGAAATACCAGGGTTTCCAAGAATTGGATTACCGATGATTGCTTATCCCGATTGCACAAGTTGTGAGTGTGATTGTGGTATTAATGAGGATCAAGATACTGGAAATCAAATACAAGCGGCCACTGATTATAATAATGGGGCTGGTGATTTACCATATACCGTGACTTTGACTACAGTTAACACTCTTATTGCCCCTGTCAATAGTGCAAACCTTTATAACATTACACACCCCAATTTATTAAAACTCGCAGATGGGAGCGAACCATACGATTGTGGATTTGGATATGGTGGAAATTATGAATCTTTCGAAACATTATTAAATAATAACGACATATCTTTGGATGTAGTGGTTCAGGCTAGTCTAGATTTAAAAAGAACCATATCAGGATATGACGTGTTGTCTTCCAATAACCCAAATAGACTTTTCAATAACGAGTTTTATTTATTACATGCACCACAACCTTTCTTGTGGTCTGCTGAAAAAAAGGGAGCTGCGGCCGACAGAAGATATTTTGCATATCCTTTGACCGACACTTTTCCTCAAAAACTAAATGAATTCAATACTCGAGATAAGTATTTTACAGGTAAAAATAGAATATCAACATGGGTTAATCCCTCAATCAATACAAATCAGGCAAGTGCCACATTTAACGACCAAGTAGTCGTTGTTCTTATGAACGCAGGTGCAACAAGTTCTATTGGTGTAGGAAATTTATGCACTTTCCAAGATCCAAATTATACTGATTCAGGATCTACAAATAGACAATTTAATTTAACAGGAGGAACTTCTAACCAATTTAATAACAATGCTATTACAGGAACAACAATAACGGGACAAACAAATGTTGTTGTAAATTATGCAAACCCAACTGACCCCAACGGGCAAACTAACTCACAGGCAAATATTATAATTGATGTTCCCCAAGTTTCACAACTACCCGTCACAGGAAACACATTAGTCGAACAAGACTACTTGAAATTTGCTACAGATATGGAATATTTCCAATTAATAACAGGTATGACTGTTTCGGATTTTGAAAATAGTTCGTTAGGGACTTCAGGATCATACAATTCGGCTTATTTGTTCCATAACGTTCAAATTGCGGTTCCAAGTTGTGATGTTGTTAATTATATAAATACATTTAGTGCTTGGTCGATTAACGATGTGGTTAGATTACTCCCTGGATATGAAACATTTGAAGTTTGTATTTTTACAAGAGGTGTCGATCCACACACCCCAAAACAGACTATACGATATGACCTTTCATCAATTTTCGGATACACAACCAACGGAAATGTAGAAATAGAAGGGAGTTATTATTTGAATATCCCAATTCAATCATACCCATCGGGAAATAAACCAAGAAGTCATAATTCTGTTTCAAATACCGACACTCATTTATATTTCCCATCTTATAGTTTTAATATTAGTCCTTCTAACTATACAGCATTTACGTCAAATTTACCGTATTACTACTTAAGCACCGATGACGCAATATCCACCTCATATATTCCAGCACCTTTTATGAATTGGCAAAGTGTTGGTTCTTTAATTTTACCAACAGGGTTTTTACAAGTGAGTTCATATACACAACCGAGAAATCAGATTGATTATGTTGGTGGGGGTTCATTTGCCGGATGGTCTAACAACTCTTCGTTTAATTATTCTTTAGAAACTGATAGTGGTGGTTCTTGTAATAATTCATGTCAGGTTAGTGAGTATTACAAATCACAAAGCACAAGTAATAACTTTGGGTCTAATAGTGCTGGTGGTGTTTTGAGTTCTTCATATTCATCCGCTTATTATAGATTTGCATTATCACCAATCAGTTTCTCTGACTCGTCCAGAATCATAATGAGAAGTGACCGACTACCAACTTCAACAGGAATTGAAAATGGTGCGGGAAATAGAACAGGATACGCTCTACACCAAAACAACAACTTTGCAATTTTCACAAGTAACGGAATTGTATCGGCACCATCGATTTATGCTGGTGGTGATCCAGCTTCGGGAGAATCTCAAGACTCTGATGACGTGATTTCGGGATTGACATCTACTTTGACATGTGAAGGGATGGTTCCTTTGGCTTGTTATAGTGGTTCAGGAAATAATGTTGGAGTATTACCGGCAGGACAATGTGATGTTCCACAAGATAGAATGATCAATGGTTGTTATTGTTTGATCAACAGACCCTATATTCTACAAATTTTAGACGACATAAGATTGTTTTTGGAATGGAAAGTTAGATTTATGATGAACTTTGCTGCTTGTCGTGGAGTATTTGCTCAAGTGTTCCAAAACAATTGGATCAACGGGGTTTTATATATGTATAGTTTCAACAAAAGAAGTGCATTCAATTTGACAGGAATCGCGAACTACAAATATTGTGATGATGTCATTGTATTTAACTCACTGACCAATGTGTTTTACTATAGATCATCACCATGGAACGGATCAGATTTCATTGGAAAAGACGCTCCTATACCTTCCCAAAATACAAACTTATACACCGGATTTAATTCCAAACAAATTCAATTTCCAACCACAATTGTTGATTTAGGCCCAAGAGACTCATTCACAAATGAAATTTGTTGTTCATCTAATCAAACTCAATCTGCGGGTTCATATTACGTTGACCAAATAAAAACTACTTCTTATCAAGATAATTCAGATATTATACAATTAGGATTTTTATCAAGATTAACTAATGAGGGGACACGAAACAGAATGTTACCAATTAATATTGGACAAAGTAGTGGTGAAGGTGTTGGAATAATACAATTTTTCAACAGTAATAGAGGTGGAGATAGAATTGATGGTGATTTTGCTCAAATGTTGTCAATAAATTCTGAATGGAAAGTTTTACCTTTTATTACAGAAAACATTCCTTCAGCAAATTACATTTATTTTGGAGATAATCAAAATGGTATTCCAAACGCACTTCCACCAAAAAAAATAAGACCTATTATGGGATTGTTTTTTACCGCAAATACCGATGAGTTGAGATACAGAAAAATTATGTCACCAGGTATTGAAACCTATAGTTTTACACCATTGATCGAAGAGTCTTTTGGATATCCAAAATCACAAGTTGTTCCTCATTATAGATGGGCAATTACAACTCCTCAAGATGTTGTTGGAACACCAAATATATTTGGATCTGAAGATAATAATTGGTTTACAAACGCTAGCTCCAATTCAGGATTTTATCAAAAAAGATATCAAGATTTGGACTTCACAAGTATTCCGGGTAAATATCAAACAAACTTAACCAAATTTGGTTATTTGGCAAGTTTCGATATAAACGGTGATCCATTACCAATAACACCTTTGGCCAACATATTACAAGGAGCCCCAAGTGCATCAATAACAACATCATCAGTTACTGTGGTTGGAGCACCATATCATTTTTATTTTGGGTTGAATAACGGAAAAACAGCTATTAATAGATTTTATAAACTATACGTCCCAACTGAACAAGAATAATGCAAATTGATCCAACAACAAGAATTATAGAATCAACACAAAGATTCAAGGGAGCCCCAAAGCAAGACCAACAAATGAGTCTGCCTTTGGTGCAAAGTCAAAAAGAACTCGTTGAATTTGACAGAAGTGTTGATTTGAATTTGGCGACCGTATTTGATGAAGAACGTCAATTGTCTTTTACATTTAGACCCGTCACCAAGTTTATGGTTGTATTTGAAAACTCTTATACGGGATCCACGAGTTATCCCCCATTTAGAGATAATTTATATTATACTAATGCAGTTTCAAATGCCGCTTCATATTATCCGTCAGGAAATTTTCCGTCAGTTCCACCTTTACCGATTAACTCAAACATACCTTGGGATGGTTTTCCACAGTATTCTGAGTTTGATTTTATTAGAACCGATATTGACGTTCAAGGATATACCCTACCCCCCAACAACCATTTGAATTTCAAATCAGTTAGTGCAACAACATATAATTGGTCTCATTACATAAGTTATGCATTTACAAACGATTACAATAAACAAATGTATGCGGTTCAACCCAACACGAATTTTTCATGGAATTGGACATCAGGTGACGGATTACCTTATATTATTGAAGTTGGAACCAACATACAAACAAGATTTATTAGTTTTAGATGTCCTGTTGTTCATGGACTTAGTGTTGGTGAATTTGTTTTACTTTCAACAAACTATAATGGAAATTCTTTTTTCCAAGTTACTAGTTTGGGGGACGGTGGGTCTGGGTCTGAGAATTATATTTTTAATATTCAAAATGTTGGATACACAGGAACTACATTTCAAACCTTAAATCAAGGAACATTCAAAAGAGTAATAAATCCTGCAAATTCTGCTGATACTATTAGTGAGTATTATGTTAGAAAACATAAAATACTTACCGACTCAAATTGCGCCGTTTTAACCAATGCGGGGTATGAGCAAAACGTTTATAATATCAAACAAAAGTGTGAGATAAAATCACTTACCCCCGACCAAAGAAAAAGAAACTCAATTAAAGAAGGTGCAAGATCTTATACATTATCTTTTAATTGTGATGTAAATACTTTGAATTTAAGGGACAATCAAAAAAGACCTGTTAGTGAATTGTTTATTACAACGGTGTGGAGAGGGTATTTTGGATGGACCCAAAAACTAAAACAAGGATGGAAATTCAATACTTTTTTAGATAAAGGTAACCCTCAAATATGGTGGGATCAAAATAACCCAAACTCAAGCACTTCTTTAAACCAAAGTCAATATAATTCATTACTCGGTAATGGACCATTTGTTTATAATGACTTACTAACGTCTGGCGATACTATCGACGGAGATTATTGTGAATGGAATAACTTTGAACAATTCGAAAGAGTAATTTCAACGTATCAACATAAAATCACGTATAATGAAAATTGGTTTAAGTTGGATAATACATTACCAACAACAAATCAATATGGTTATTTTTACCAACCACATAGGACAATACAAATAAGGGCATTTTCTGATTATATTGAAGAAGGTAGTTCGATCAACGTTGTTGGTATTCCTGATTATGCTTATTACTCAACAACAAATGCACTTTTTAGATGGAGAGATTTATATCCTTATGGATTTGTTGATACTGATGGTGTTGGTGTGGATTATCCATATTTAAATGATGCTCATTATCCATTTTTGAATACAATTTTTAAAATAACACCCGAAAATTACAATATACCAAGCGATTACGCACAAATAGGTTCCGTTCCTATAAACACAACAACAATACCTGAGCCAACTGTAGATGAATGCGAGTAGAGTAAAAATAGTAAAAGATGATACTAACAAGTATTTGAACATTCCTATCAACATGCAGTGGGATTTCATGGGGCGTGATGATAGTATTTCTGAATATGAAGCAAAGGCAATTAAGGAAGTAACAGGAATTGCTGCTGACTTCGAGATTGCAAGGTTTTCACATAACACATTTCCAAATCTCGACACGGCAATTAACTACGAGTTTAATTTTTATGACGATTCACAACCCATAACAGCAAATACCGTTGGTAATTGGAGTAGTTCATATTTGAATGAAGGATTCTCAACTCAGGAAGTTTATTATTATTCAAAACCTTTCACCAAGTCTTTTTTCAAACTTGATTTTTACGATACTCAAGATGAAAGAACACAACAAATATATCTATCAATAATTCTTCCAGTCCAACAAGGTCTCACACAAACCGTGGTTTTAAATAATTTACTTCCCTCTGTTGAGATTAAAAAACCTACTATGATTTTAGATAGTATTGGTGCAGATAAAGAAGGGTTTTATATTTATTGGTTAAGAAGTAGAAACTTTATTGATATATCTGAGTTTTATATGACTGCTAAATTTTTTAACGCAAGACTTGGAGTATTTAAACAAATGACCAACACCCGACAAGATTTAATTACACCAAATAAATTTCAGTTTAATAATGCGGACTATTTCTACTATAAAGTGAATTTGAATTATAGTGATAAAACATACGAAGTGTTTTCTACATCAACTCAACTTAGAGTTGGTGATACGACATCACCGATAATTTGGTATGAATACGTAACCCCATAATGGAAAGTCCTGACTACAAATTTATTATATCCCCCGAAAACATAAAAAGTGATTTGGTTTTTGCTGGTTTTACGGGACTAACAAACATCTTTGAAATTTTGGATCCTTGTTGTTTGGTTAATTCCCCAACAACAGTATCTGACATAGGTCAAACAGGAGTTTATCTACCTATGTCATATTTGTTAAGTGGAAATACAGAAGGAACATCATTTTTGACCGGTCTTTCTGTAAATATTATGATTACTGAAACAACTATCGATATAGGTTATTACTCACCATTCGATGGTATGGTTTTACAAGCCGATGTGTTAAATAACTTTATTGTAACGGCAGATACAATAAACCCATTCACCTATGTGTTTTATAATACATCAGATTTAGAACTAATAAAATTTCTAAGTGTCGTGACCTTTGTTGTTGATTGGGGAGATGGGTCACCAACACAACAAGTATTAGGGATCACTCCACTAACACACATCTACCCAACGGCACAAAATAATTATACCATCACATTAACGGCCACATCACCTTGGGGTATATCAAAAGTTCAAAAACCAATAACAACCCCTTTCACAAATGCAACAATACCAAACCCACAAGGTTCAATAACATTTTTTCCTGCTGGAGGTAGTTGGAGCGCAACCCCCATAAGTTATGACTATATTTTTACGGGGGATTCTAATACCGATATTAACGACTATTATTCATACAACTATACAACAGTTCCATTTCCAATAACAGGACTAACAGAGTCCTCGGTGAACGACTTGGCACAATATGGTCCAAAAAATAATTTAGTTGCGGGGAAATTTGTTTTGGGAGTTCAGGTTACAGGATCCACAGGGGCCATAGGAACTTTTTATGGTGTTGATCAAACAAATACCTATACCGCTTATACGATAAACGATATGATTTATCATGATTATGAAGATTTTACAATATATTTTGTGAATTCTTATGGATTAGTTCCTGGCGAAATAATCATGACGGGTATAACAAAAGATGAAGGTTTGATGAATGTTATTGACCAAGCAGAAATAATAACTAACGTGTATATAGAAAGAGGTAAATACACACCATTAGAAAATGTTATGAGGTTAGGTGAAGTTGATAATATTGGTGATTTACAAAAATACGGATACAAATATTTTACAATAGAAAAAGTATCAACTTAAATATTTATAAAAAAGAAAAAAAATGGCAACAGGTAATTATGGAAATATAAGACCGGCAGACGTAAGTCCCGAGGATGTTGAAATCGTAATGGTTTATACTGAATCTAGAGATGACACACAAAACTTTGTTTTATCAACTTTGAATGCTCAAGACGTGTTGAGACCGTATTTTAATAATAACAATACAGGAGGAAGTAGTGTTGAAATCTTAGGAGGGCTTTATAATCTAAAATTACCGGCAGATCAATTCAACAAGCTTGGTATATACACCCTAATGATAAGACCTGCTGAAATTAGAACAGTAATAACAGATTGTGGTGTTTTATCATCATTACCAAATGTTAAAGGTATTGTTATTGACCTCAATAATGTTCCATCACAATATAGAAACAAATTTGTTAATCAAGGTTTGGTTGGGTTTAGAGTTGAGTATCTTAACTCTGATGGAACAAAAATACCTAACTTTTTTAGAATTATTACATCTTCATTTTATTGCGAACCAGTTGTTCAGAACTTGACAAACACAATTCAAAAATCAATAAGATATAGATATGTGGAGGGAGCAACAAACTTATTGTTTTGCACTTTATCACCATCATCTTCGCCAACAAATAAACCAAGTGCAACACCATTTATAGGACAACCCAATCAAAATATTATTATAACCAACACATATTTCAACCCGATTACCACAGAAATTGAAATTGTGGATCAGGATATTTCAACATTAGCAATTGCTCTTTATGGAAATCAAACCAAATCTATGGAAGACGGTATATACACAATTTACGACTCAAACAACAATATTTACAAACAATATAACTTATACGAAATTAAAGATCAGTTTAATACCCTTCTTTATGAGGTTAGACAAGATCGAAATGAGAATATCGATTTCTCTAAGGCATTTAACAATATTACGGCTTAATGGCATTTGAAAAAATATATTGTCCCCCTCAAAGTAGTGCGGCTAACCAATTTTCAAATAACTTGGTTGGAGTTCAGTTAGTAACTGGAGGAGGACTAACGCAAGCGAATTTTAATTTCACAACAGGTATTAGTGAAAAACAAAACAGAACTTTTACCATAGGAACTTTCTCAGACCCAATAAACTTGGAGTCTTTGAATATTTCAAACCAAGTTGAATCGGCACAAATTCTGGCTAACAATTATAGAGTTTATCCAAATTATGATTTATCACAAGTAACAAACTTCACACAATATGGATCGTTGGTTAAAAGATTTTCAGTCTCGGTTACAAAAATAATTAACTATTTTCCTGCAGCCTTAGAGGTAAATTCAACAACACCAACATTTGCAAAACAAACAACCGCATTTAACATATCTTATGATAAGGTTGCTGATGATACAACATTAGAAATCTATATATCTTCTATTCTTAATCCTTTTGAAATAGATTATACGATAAACGCCGAGACAAATATGATGTTTAATGAACTTCAAGTTTCACCACTAAGAAACATGAAGTTGGAGTATAAAAAATACATTTTGTTTGTTAATGGAAAACAGTATCCATTAAACTATTTGTTTCCAACAGATAGTAATTCGACTACTCTAAAAATAATTGTTGATGGAAACCCATTTAGCGGATTGACCTCAACAAATGATTACTTGGTAATCAGACCAAACGATTTTGAAGTTAATAGGGTTTATAATTTGGATTTTGATCCTGTTGAAAATTTCTTGTTGAACCGAAGTATAACACCACCATACACCGCTCAATTTTATGTTCCGATCGAACAAGAAGATGGGAGTTTTGCTATTACAAAACAAAGTGCCACTTGGCCCAAAGGAGGAGTTTGGAACTTGGACATATCAACAGTAACGTTTGATAATTATCTAATTCAAATTAATGAGTTTGCGGTGAATCTTGACCAATACAATACCAATATTATATCAAGATTTTTAACAACTGGTGCCTTAAAAGAATTTGATACACCCGATCAAAAATTTGAAAAATTACTTCAGATTTACGGAAGAAGTTTTGACGAAACAAGAACATTTATAACCGCACTTGGAAATATAAATAGTGTTCATTATACCGTTCAAAATGATATACCATCACAACTTTTAAAAAATTTGGCACAAACTCTTGGATGGGCCACAAATTTTTCACCCATATCACAAGAGGAGTTATTACAAGCCGTATTTACAACTCAACCAAAT